ATGGCACGCACCACCAAACCACTTACTGCGACCGAAGTCGCCAAAGCCCAGCCAAAAGACAAGCTGTATCGTCTGTACGACGGCAACGGCCTTGTACTCAACATCCTGCCATCAGGTACAAAGACATGGTACCTGCAGTATAAGCACCCGCACACTCAAAAAGCTGACATGTACAAGATCGGCAATTATCCAGCCGTTGCCTTGGTAGATGCACGCAAAGCCTGCCAGGATTGTCACACACTCCTCGCCCAAAATATTGACCCAAAACAACACGCCAAACACCAAGCCGAAGCCAAACGCATTGCCTTGGCCAATGATTTTCGCTCAGTGTTCAACGAGTGGCTGGCGACCCGTGATTACGCCGCTGCGACTGTCAATAAGCTACAGACTTATACCGCCGAGCTGTTGGCGGTTATCGGCAATAAGCCAGTCGATCAAATTACCGTCATGGACTGTATGACAGTACTAAGACCGATTGAGCGTGCTGGCCATCTCGAAAAACTCAAAAAAATCCGCAGTCTAATCAATCAGACGATGGCTTATGCGATTGCAACTGGTCGAGCTGAGGCAAATCCAGCGGTCAATCTGACCGGCGTTTTTAAATCGCCCAAGAAAAAGCACAATCCCGCCATCCTTGACGAGTCAAGGCTTGCTGAGATGGTACAGGCTATGGACGGCTATCACGGCTCATTTGTCACCAAAAAATGCTTGATGTTTAGCCTGTACACCTTTGCCCGCCAAGGTGAAATCCGCAATCTGAAATTTGGCGATATTGATTTTGATACGGGCACTTGGCACTATACCCCATCCAAAACCGCCAACAGCACACAAATACAGCTGAGCACGCCACTATCTGCACAAGCGATGGAAATTATCAGGCAGTTGCGCGACCATCACCGTGGCGATTATGTCTTTGTATCGCCAAATACGACCCTGCGACCGATTTCGGAAGGCTTGGTCAATCGAGCACTAAGACGGCTTGGCTTTGACAAAGACGAGCAGACAGCACACGGCTTTCGGGCAGTGGCACGCACCTTGCTTGAAGAAAAGTTCAAATATGATTATCGCATGATTGAGATGCAGCTCGGCCACCAAGTGCGTGATAGCAATGGCAGGGCGTATAATCGAGTGCAATGGATTGATGAGCGGCGTGAGATGCTCCAAGTTTGGGCTGACTTTATCGACGACCTAAAAAATAAGCCCCTTGATTAAGGGGCTTTGGTTTAGGCGCTTTGTTGTTGTGCCAGTTTGCCGGCAAGATAGGCTTGGACTTCATGATGCCACCAAAGAGAGAGGTGGCCGTCTTTGTGGCTTTGTGGAAACTCACCAACACGCATTCGATCGTAAATGGTAGTGCGGCTAAGCTTGGTCATTTCGCAGACATCATTGATTTTTAATCGTTTTAGTTCCATAATCACCCCGCAATTCTATCATACACTTCAGCCGTTGCCCGTGCGTCGGCAAAGGCATCATGGGCGTTATCCAGCTCAATATCTAGGCGTTTGCACGCATCTGCTAGGCTTAGCCATTTTTCTTCGCCAAAATGCTCTTTGGCTTTTTGCATCACGCAAACAGGTATTGCACCTTTAAAGCCCATGCCGCTTGATTGGCGCAGCATACGCATATCAAACTCGGCATTATACATCCCGACATAACGACCATTAAGCAGATTATTAACCATGCTGGCGATATGCCTAAAATGTGGATAGCCCTTGATGCGTGCTTTGGTGATGCGGTGCACTCGGTAGGCTTCTGGGGTAATTAGCGAATCAGTGTCCAGCAGGGTGTTGACAATCGTGTCCCCGTCTTCGTCGATGATGGCTAATTGTATGACTTGCGCCTTGTCATCCAGTCCCGTCGTCTCAGTATCCAAAAATAGCATTTTATCAGCCTTGCTTTCGTCGGCAAGATAGTTATCAATGTCATAACCAATCTCATTGATACGCTGTTGGACGGTGGCACGCTCCATTCTGTCAATCTCATCTTGGATATACCAGATAGCTTTTTGTAGGTCTTGGATGGCTGGCTGACCGTCTTTCAGACCGTTGCGCCATAGATATTTGATGGCATTGCCAAGGTTAAAATTCATATGGCGGGTAATGTCGATACACTCGATACCGCTTGGATGGCTGGTATAGTGTCGTGGGCTATGTACTGGGTGTGTCATGGGTTACTCCTAGCTGTTGTAGTGCGGTACAGTCAGCACCGCCATTCTGCGTGTTGGTTTTGGTGGTGATGGCAGTGGCATCCAGTGCGTAATATCGTCATCTTCAAAACCAACGCATAATTCGCCACCTTCAGCAAACCATGACTCAACCATTCCGATAGATACTCCATATCCATCCCATGTGATGACTCTCTCGTCTTCTGGTGGGATGTATTCATCAATACTAATCCAATCGCTCATTCCGGCAACTCCGTAATCGCTTCGCCCGTGCGTAGGTCAAATGGGGTAACATATGTCCAGTTATTGCCCGCCCAATCCATAAACCCGCCATCATCAAATAGACCTATAATCAATGTAGATTCTGACCTCATATCTGGTTCGTCATCTTCATCAGACACCCAACACGGCACCACATAATCGCCCCGATCAAGCATTTCTCTTACAATGGCGGGGCTTGTCGTTGGCGCCGGCGGACGCTCAAAACGCTCACCATAAAAATCCTCAAGCTTGGCGTGATTGCCCCGTGTAGCATGCCAAATTTGCGGCATTTCGTGGTTTAGGTGCGCATACCCTTCGGGCGTAAAAGTTTCAAATTTACAACCCTTATCGGCAAGGCCAAAATAGATGCAAATCGGATAATTTTCAAAAACACTGCAATCCTCCAGCTGAAAAACTTGCGTGCCTCGTGCTGGATAATAGACAAAATCACCTGCTTTAAATTTACTCATTTTATTACTCCAATATTTAATTTAACTCATTCACTTCTTCAGCCCGATCACTCGATATTTGCCGTTAAGCACGAGTATTAGGCTCTCATACAGCCCGCTTTTGGCTGACTTGGCGTTTCGTTGCGCCCAGAAGTCATCAAACCACAATTTGCGTATTAGGTGCACTTGCACGACGCACCGCACAAATCGCTGACTGATGATGTTTTCTACGACTTGCGATTTTGGGACAAACATAATTAACTCCGTATCACTGCATAACTGGTTAATTCATTCACTTCGACATCATTCTCCATGCACACAATCTGTATCAGCTTTTTTACTTCTCGGTGCATTTCGCTCGGCCTACAGGTCATTGTTTTGCTGATATTGCCACCGCTAAAGCCGTTTTTAGTGACGCCACCGCCCCATACGACGGGTCTTAGGTGTAGCACCACAAAATAGACTCTCTCGGCATCAGGCTCAAGCTCAGGCATATCAGGGTTCCAGTCGCCGTAGTATTCCGATCGATCCGCCAAATCCCGAAAATTAATATAATCCAGCGGCATCTTCAGATAGCCCATAAACTGCAAGCCTTTTTCGCGCTTGATGCGCATCTCATAGTCGAGCTTGGACTCTTTGCGCTTTGGGGTGGGCTTAGGCTGACGGCGTTTGACCGTTTGTTTTTTGCGTTTTGGTGTCATGGCTTATCCTTTTTAACAGCTCTAAAAATCAAGGTTTTGCGGTTGTTGTGCAGCTCTTTGGTGATGGTGATAAAATCGCCATCTTGATTGATGCGATTGGCGGTAAATTTGGGGTCGGTGATACCAAACATCTCTCTGACTTCTCGGCTTGTCATTGGCCACCCCGTAAACTGCAGATAGTGCAACCACTCAAGCCGTCGTTTCGCCAGTGCTGATAGGCGGTTTGGTCTCTTCGGCACTTTGCGCTCTGCCTTTTTTGGCTTGGCGGGTTCAGCAGGCTTTTTGGGCTTGCCATAGGTGATAGGCACTCTGCGGGCTTTGCGTTGCTCCTTGGTCAGTGCCTCTTTGATGGCTCGGCTGTCTAGTCGCTTGACCTGTTTGCGCTCTTCGTCTTTGACCTTGATTTTGTGGCTGGTATTGCGATCATAGTCGGCGCTATCGAGTCGTTGCACTCGGTCAGGATTGGCACGCATCCACGCTTCGACTTGCTCATTGGTTAGGGTGGTGGGTGACTTTGGCGGTGTGTTTTGTCTGATTAGCATAGATACCCCTAGATACTCGATTGCGTTTGGTGTAGCTGGACACAGGTGGCGTGGCAGTCGGCTAATAGCAGTCGTTGGCTTGGTAGCACCTGACGATCATTGATATATCCGATGTGCTCCATCAGCCATACCATGCCACTGATGGCATCATCCAGCGCCACAAAGTTAATATCGCCACCGCTTTGGACACTGCTATCATAGGTATGCAGCTGTCTGACGACTCGTGATGCACGGTGCTGAGCGTGGGCGGTGCTAAATTGGATGCGTGATAGCTCACGGCATAGCTTAGCTATTGGATGATTTGGCATTGTGACTCCTGAGCTTTTGGGCGTGCGTCCTCGTTGCCATACGCACGATCTACCTGTATGCCATAGTCGTACGCCAAGATGTCAACGAGCGCGGTGCGTGCCTTGCGTGCCTCCAGCTCGTCAATGGTACGGATTGGCACAAGCTCAGTCTGATCTATGGCGCAATGCAGCCCAGTTTCTAACTTGATAATTCCCATATATGCTTTGGGATAGCCGTTATGGTAGTTGTAGCTGGACATAGCTATGACCAAGCCATATTCGCCCGTGTAGGTGTTAATCACGACATCCATGTTTTTTAGCTGACCAGCTGTGATAATGCTGTCGTCGTCGCTGTAGCGGTTGAGCGTGCTCATACGCATCAATAGCGCATCAATAATCGTCGCTGTCGCCTCAAGCTCAGATAGTGATAGTTCGGCTTTGATAGTCATACCCACCTCACATCACCGCAAACAAAAAGACAGCCAGCGCAATAGTCATGCCAAGCGCAATCAGGCTAAGTGCATACTGCAGTTGTGCCGTGCGTAGCTCTTCTTGACGCTCTAGTTCTTGCTGGGTATAGACGGCTCGGATAGGTGCTTGGCGGTATAAGTGTTTCATAATGGGTCTCCTACAATAAGTTGTAAATATGTTACTACTTAAAGTAGTATAATGCAATACAAATCACTACCAATAATAGAAAAATATTTGCAAGTAATTGATTTTAAAAATTTTAGGCAACAAAAAACCGCCAATTAAGGCGGTTTAAATTTCGTCAGGGGGTTACAAGCCAAACAATCGGGCAAAAAATCCTTTCTTGTCAGATTGTGGCTTTGGGGCAAATGCTTCGTGGTTGGGTAGGTTTTTGGCAAGCACTTTGGTGGATGTGTGCTCGGTGATGGTTAGGCTAAGATATGCGCCGAATATATCGCCCGAGCGTGTATAAACCTTGCACATTGTTGTGTGCTCAGCAGTGCCATAATATCGGCGATAATCTGCAACTTCTTCGCTTGGCAAATCGCCAATGCGACCATGCTTGCTGATAACTCTAACCGTATCACCTTTGCATTTCAGTAGTACGGGCACGGCGACACTTCTACTATCAATGCGTTCAGCAGTTTGGTCATAGTAGCATTGTTTGAGTGTTCGGGTGTAGTATGATTCGCCCACGATGTCTTGTGGGTAGCCCCTGTTTGCAATATGCGCCATACTTATCTCCTTACTCGTTTGGTTTCAGACTTCCACCAAAACTGACCGATAATCTCAATATTATCAGCCTCGATATCTTTGGCGGTGTAGATTTCGTCAGGGTATCGTACTTTGTCGTCATTGCGTGATACCGCCTTAAAGCCGTCGCCATGCTTAAATAGATATTTCACTTTTAATTCACCGCTTTTGCGAAACGCATAAATTTCGCCATCAAAAATGCGTGTCGCTGATGTATCGACCGCAATTGTCTGACCGTCGGTGATATCTGGTGCCATACTATCGCCACGCACGACAAACGCTTTGGCAGATGTGGGATTGACATTACACTCCCGCAAAGTCTCTTCACGGAACCATAGCTGCAGTTCGTCCGTTGGCTCTTCATTGAGATAGCCATTGCCCAGACTACCGCAAATATCATGCAAATAGCCAATCGCAATCATGCCATCAGGTATAGTGTCGTCATCATGCCATACGGCAATCGCTTTATTTGATAATTCGGCGTTACTACTTTCAACCCCTGCTGACGCTTCACCAAATGCCAGAAATGATGTGCTTACTTCTAGGCAGTCGGCTAGTTTTTGCATGCCGTCATCTCTAGGTTTGGCGATACCCTCCCTGTATCGGCGAATCATCTCATAGTTGATGCCAGTCGCACGCTGAACATCGCCAATCTTCAAGCCTTTTTCGTCCATCAAACCGCTAAGGCGTTGCCCAAATTCAAGATGTTTTATAGATTTGTCGGTCATGATTTACTACCTTTAGTAGAATATAATCATATTTTACCGTAAAGTTTTGCTTGCGTCATCACTATTATTAGTAGTATAATTTTTCTACTTAAAGTAGCCTTACAGGTATTTCTATGACCAAATCACCACTAGAGCAAGCAATTACCATTGTCGGTAATCGATCCGCCCTTGCTCGTGCCATTGGCGTAACGCCGTGGGCTGTGAGCAAGTGGGACATTAACAAGCCACCACAAGATAGATGCTTGGCTATTGAGCAAGCAACAGGTGGACAAGTCACCGCTGAACAACTTCGCCCTGATGTTAATTGGCAGTATGTGCGTTCACGCCAAAAATAACCAATGCAAAAAGCCCACTGGGTGCGACCAATGGGCTTAAGTTTGCTTTAGCACAAGTACAAGCGAGTTTTATTTTATGCTAAATACAGCCACAAATCAAGGGGTGCTTTATGAATGACAACCGCAAACCACTTGATTTTGAGTATATCCAAAACCAAGCGACGGGCAATTATGTCAGTCGTATCTTTCCGGCGGTCGGGATTAATCTTGGCAGTCAGCCTAATAAACATCAGCCGTGCCCACTGTGTGGCGGTCGTGACCGTTTCCGTTGTGATGACAAGGGCGGCTCAGGCTCATGGATCTGCAACCAATGCGGCGCGGGTAATGGCTTTTCGCTCGTGCGTGACTATACCGGTGGCGACGCGCGCGCCACCTTTGCTCTGATTGCCGAAGTGCTTGGCATTGATGGCGGCAAAGCTATCAGTGCAGCCGACAAAAAAGCATGGCGCGAAGCACAAGCCAAGCGCGAACAAGCCGCCGTCGAAGCCAAACGCCAAGCCCGTCTACAAGCAGCAACCACCGCTCAAGAGCGCTACAGCAGCGCATCAGCACTGCCCCACCACGCTTATCTGACCAAAAAACAAATCGACACCCCCGCAGTCAAAGCTGAGCTACGCCTTGACCGTCACGGCAAGCTACTTATCCCCGTGTACTATCACAACACAGAGACAGGGGCGACCACGCTATGTAATGTGCAGTCGATTGACGACAACGGCACCAAATTATTTGTCAAAGACGCACTAAAAAAAGAGGCGTTTTTTGTGTTGGCAGGTGGTGAGCAAGATGACAGCGTTGTCTTTGTGACGACAGGCTTTGCCACTGCAGCTAGTATCTACATGGCGATGGATTATAAGCACCCAGTGTTTGTGACTTTTGATGATGGCAATATGATTAATTGTGCGTACAAAATCCGCACATTATGCCCGCATAGTCGCTTGATTTTTTGTGCTGATGACGACCATAAGACAGCGCTCAACACTGGCAAAAACTCAGGACTCGATGCAGGTCGTCGATGTGCTGAGATGGTGCAGGCTGAGTTTATCAGCCCTGATTTTGGCGGCGATGAGCGTATTACTACTGGTGAGCTGACCGATTTTAATGACTTGCATTGTGCGTTTGGCTTGGATGTGGTCAAAGGGCAAATATCCCACGCCCTAAACAATAAGCCCAGAGATTTGCAACGCCAAGAAATGGGGTTGGATGCTGATGCCAAGCTTGATAAACTGCTAAAAACTTATGCATTTATCACCGAAATCGGCAAAAAAAGCAACAAAATCTACAATCTTAGCGATAAGATTGAGATGACCAAGACTCAGTTTGAGCAAGATTTGGGCGATAAAGAGCTGGCGAACCGTTGGTACTACCACCCAAATAAGCAAACTATCAGCCGTCAGCAGGTGCGTACAGAGTTGGCAGAGACCACCGCCATTGCTTTTGCCGATATTTTTGAGCAGTTTTGGTACATCCAAGGCACAAAAGAAGTCTTTAATCATGAGACGGGCGAACGCTGGCCAATCGACACACTCAGACTTGACCGACCGCTTGAGTATGACATTTGGCTCAAGTCAGACCACCGCCAAAAGGTCAAAAACGCCAATATCTGGTTTGACCCGACCCGCAAAAGAAAGCCAAAAGAAGGTGAGAATTACATCAATACCTTCAAGGGCTTACCGCTAACGCCATTTAGTGACAAAGAGCTGTCAGAAATGATGGGTTGTGATAATGCCACCAATCAGCAAATCGAAGCTTTTTTGTACGGTGTGGCAACTCCTTTTATCCAGCTTATCCAGCATCTATGCGGTGATGATGCAAAGGACGGCACATTGGTGGACTGGGTGCTCAATTGGCTTGCCATCCCACTACAACAGCCGGGCACCAAGATGGACACGGCACTGATTTTTCATGGCCATATTCAAGGTGCGGGCAAGTCGCTATTTTTTGACCGCATCATGCGCCGTATTTATGGCGATTATGCTTTGACATTGGGGCAGGGTCAGCTTGTCAGCCAATACAATGACTGGGTCGAAGGTAAGCTATTTGCCGTGTTCGAAGAAATCTTTGAGGGTAAAGACCGCTATGCGCACATGGGGATGATTAAGCAATTAATCACTGGTGATACCGTCTATATTAACAAGAAATTTATGAGTGGCTGGACGCAGGATAACTATGTGAACACGGTGTTTTTGTCCAACGATATGCAACCGCTATCGCTTGAAGAGAATGACCGCCGCCATGTGGTGATGTATCCAGCAGCAACCATACCAGTGGATTTGCAGGCTCAGATAGCATCAGCATTAGATGACCCAAGCAATTGGATGCTTAGAGCCTTTTACACTTATCTGACGGTCAAGAATGTTGGGGAACAAAACGCCCACACCAAAGCCATTGCCACCACCGCCAAAACAAGGTTGCAAGAAATCAGCATGGCAAGCTGGGAGCGCTTTTATACCTATTGGAAGCGTGGCGAATTGGAAGTGCCATACATGACCTGCCTAACATCTGACCTGTACGACTACTATGCCTTTTGGTGCAAAAAGAATGGTGAGCGTGCCACCAGTAGCACCAAGTTATTAACCTTTGTATCACTACGAGAGCACAAACAGCGCATCCGATACAGTTATCAGCTACGCAATGGCAACACGACATTTGATAAGCACGGGCAAGGCATGGCATTGATTATCGGCATTGACGACAAAATGCCCGACCAAAATGGATACGGCGTGCTTGTATCTCGTTTCAAATCAGCTATAATACAGGCTCAGCTATCAGGTAGTAATACCAATGGTAACAATAACCGCAATTTTGGTTCGCACGAAAATTCCAACCCATTTATATAACTGTGCATAGTGTGCATAGTCTGTGCAGGGTTTACAATCAAACCCTGCACACCTTGCAAGCCTTGCTACACATAGCTTAACGCCTACCCTGTGCATAGTCACAGGGTTTTTTGTTGTCTGTTATATATAGCAATTTTTCAAACTAAAAAAATCGCCTATAAATTTTTTAAAAAAACCCTGCACACCCTGCACACCCTGCACACACTTTATAATAATATTAATAATCATAGACTTATAATAACAAAACTTGTGCAGGGTTTTGTGCATAGTCATGATAATTTGACTAAACCCTGCACACTGTTTGATAATAGCACATCATAACAAAAGGGGGATTGTATGAGAGACCGCACCGCCAAAGCCCAGCTAATCGCAGCCGCCGAAAGCTATGCCAAGGTCAGCCCGTTCGCTGATGCTTGCTATCGTTACTACTACTACGAGGACGCCACTTGCCATGCCAAGCTGTCAGCCTGCTTGGTGGATAAGTTCGCCCAGCACTTACAATCAGTACCAGCCAAGTATCATCAAGCGGTGATTGATACCGCATTGACTGAGCTTAGCTATCCAAGCAAACGCCCAGACCGTCCAGCCTTTTGCGCCAAAGAGCGTGCTGTGTGTATGGGTGTCAGCCGTCGCCAGTATTATCGCATTGGTGTACATGATGCCATTGATGACATCATCAGCCACATCACCGCCATTGCTTTGGATGTTGCTTACCGAGTACGCCAACAGCTCGGCAAAAGAAAGTGTGAGTATGGCTATTGACAACATGGCACACTTTAAGCTATCATTTTGCTATGATAGCTGATTAGTATATATACATCAGCCATCACATTACTTATAGATTATCCAAGCCCTTGCAGCGTATGAGTTGCAGGGGCTTTTTGTTGGACAATGATATGGCCATCGCACCAAGTACCCTATGCGCACACGCTGGATGCAATGCCAAGGCAGTAGCACATGGCAGATGCCAACGCCACCAAGCCAAGGCAAGCCCACCAATCGCAATGCCTGCCAAGCCAAGATACAAAGACAACCGACCATCAGCCCACAAGCGTGGTTATGATGGTAGATGGCGCAAGGCACGATTGGCATATTTGGACGATAACCCCTTGTGCGTGATGTGCCAAGCCAATGGGCTTTTGGTGCCGGCAACAGTAGTGGATCACATCATCCCACACCGTGGCAACCAGCACCGCTTTTGGGATATGGACAACTGGCAAGCACTATGTAAGAGTTGCCACGACCACAAAACTAACACCATCGACCGCAAATTAACCACGGCACTTTTGCCAGTGGCGCATAGGGATGGGGGTGTAGCAAAGTAAATCACTTCGCCGCTAGGAACCCGCGCCCCCAATCTTTTTTTTGCGTGGTCAAAACCCCATAGGGGGTATATCCCCATTGTCCGACTGCTTACAAAAAAACAGTTTTAAGGATTTATAAAAATGGCTCGTCCCCGCAAACCCACACAGCTAAAAGTGCTCGAAGGTGGTCGCATTCGTGGCGACCGTGATGCACTGGATAACCAAGCACGCCCCGAGATTGCTTTGCCTGCTTGCCCTGATTGGCTAGATGCCAAAGCACGCAAGATTTGGCACAAGATAGGGCCCGAGCTGGTCAATCTTGGCTTGTTGTCCGTGATTGATGGCGATATTTTTGGTAGTTATGCTGAGACAGCGGCACGCTATGGCGAAGTCTGTGAGCGTATCGATACGCTTGAGAAGTGCATGGCGATCACGCCGAATGGCTTTGAAGTGCAGTCGGTGCTTTTTCAGCTTCGAAACACTTTGCAAAAACAACTGGTTGCCCTAGGGCGTGAATTTGGCATGACACCAGCGGCCAGATCGTCCATCAAGGTGAATACTGACCAAGGCGACTTGTTTGCCAACGAATTTGACCAATTTACGAAGATATCATGAGTGATATTGTTGCTTATGCCAGCATTGCCGACGAATACGCCCGTGATGTGGTGAGCGGCAAGATTTTGGCGTGTAATTATGTGCGCCAAGCGTGCCAAAGATACCTTGACGACTTGGCAAAAACCAAAAAATCAGGCTATGAGTTTGAGTTTGACGCCAAGCGTGTTGAGCGTGCTTGTCGTTTTATTGAGCTTTTGCCACACATCAAAGGCGAGCTTGCCAACAAAGGTGAGCTGATTTTGCTTGAGCCTTGGCAGATTTTTATCATTGCTAACCTGTTTGGCTGGGTGGATTTTGACGGTAATCGCCGTTTTCGTTTTGCCTATGTCGAAGTACCCCGCAAAAATGCCAAGTCCACTTTGGCGGCGGGTATTGCACTGTATATGTGCTTTGCCGATGGTGAGCAGGGTGCCGAAGTGTACAGTGCTGCGACGACTCGAGACCAAGCCCGCATTGTCTTTGAGACAGCGCAGGGCATGGTGCGAAAGCGTCCAGATATGCAGCGGGCAATGGGTATCAAGGTTGAGATGCACGCACTAAGCTGTCTGGCTAGTATGTCAAGCTTTAAGCCTGTGAGCCGTGATTATGGCGGTAACTTGGACGGTCTGAACATCCATTGCGGCATCATTGACGAATTGCACGCACACAAAACTAATGACACCTACGAAGTCATTGCAACAGGTATGGGGGCTCGAACACAGCCCCTTTTGTTTGCCATTACGACAGCAGGCTTTAACTTGGATGGCGTGTGCTACCAACAACGAACCCTTGTCACCAAAGTATTGTCGGGACTTGAGAGTCATGAGCGATATTTTGGCATCATCTTTACGATGGATGATGGCGACGATTGGACTGACCCGAAGACTTGGAAAAAGGCCAATCCCAACTACGGCATATCGGTCAGCAAAGAAGCACTGGATGCAGCGTGCCAGCGTGCCAAGATTGACCCCGAAGCTTTGACCGATTTTCTCACCAAGCATCTTTGTGTGTGGGTGGCGGCACGAAGTGGCTGGCTCAATATGGACTTGTGGGCGAAGGCAGGCGATAGTAGCTTGAAAGAGTCTGATTTTGCGGACGATCCGTGCTTTATCGGGCTTGACTTGGCAAGTAAGCAGGACTTGGCAAGCAAAAACAAAATCTTTGTACGCACGATTGATGGCGAACAACATTATTACTGGTTTAGTGATAATTACATCAATCGGGCACGGCTGGACGCCCAGCACCGCAACCAAAAGATATACCAAATGTGGGAGCGTCAAGGGTGGCTGACTGTGACCGATGGCAATATCACTGACTTTGACCGTATCGAGCGTGATTTGTACGCTGATAACAGTTTTTATAATGTGATTGAGTGCGGTTATGACCCGTTTAACGCCATGTATTTTGCCATGCGGGCGATGGAAAACAATGTAAACATGGTCGAAGTCCCGCAAAATGTGCGTCATCTATCCGAGCCTATGAAGTGGATTTCGGCAATGCTATTGGCTGGCAGACTGCACCACAACAATAATCCCGTGCTGACCTTTGGTATGGGCAATGTGATGGTTAAGCCTGATGCCAATGGCAACGTTTTCCCACGCAAAGAGAGCGATGAGAGCAAAATTGACCCTGCAATAGCTGGCATTATCGCCAGTAACCGAGCGTATCACTACGCTGAGACGGGCGATTTGCCAAACAATGATTTTAACAGCCAATTGGACGCCTATTTGGCGGATTTTGTGAGTATTAAGGCATGAGTGTATTTAACAGCATAAAGGCGTGGTTTGGGCTTGCGCCTAGCGACCCTGCGACGGGGAGTCAGTACGCCACGCCCATCACAGGCACGCCAAAAACCAGTAAGCCCGTCACTTTTGACAGTGCTATGACGGTGTCGGCGGTGTTTGCTAGTATCAGACTGTTGGCTGAGACGGTGGCAAGCTTGCCACTTGAGATGTATGAGATTGACAAAGACGGCAACCGTACCAAAGCCAATCATGACTTGGTCAATCTGCTACGCTATCGACCAAATGCACGCCAAACACGCATTGAGTTTTTTGAGCAGCTTATGCTAAATCTGGTCAGTAGTGGCAATGCCTACATCATCAAGGGCAAAGTGAGCGCTGGCAGTGAGCGTATTGTCAGCTTAGATGTCATCAACTCAGCCAATATGGATGTGGTGATAGAGCAAGGCAAGCTGATTTATCGTCGTACATTGACCGATAGTCAGGGCGGTGCATTGACCAAGGACTACACGCCTGATGAAATTTGGCACGTCAAGCTATTTGGCACGGGTACAGTGGGTATGTCGCCACTGGCGCACGCAAGAAAGGCAATCGCCGTGGCTGATAGTGCTGATGACAAGGTAACGAGTCTGATGGTCAATGGTGCTAAGCCCACCGGCGTGCTGATGACCAAGGGCAACCCGACAACAGAACAACGCCAAGTACTGCGTGAAGAGCTGAGCGGCTTGGTCTCAGGCAGTGAAACCAGTATCCCCGTATTGCCATTGGACATGAAATTTGAAGCGGTCAGCATGACGCCCAGCGATATTGAGCTGTTGTCCACACGCCGTTATAGCATTGAAGAGATTGGCCGTATTTTTGGCGTGCCATCCATCCTAATCAATGACAGCTCGCAATCGTCCAACTGGGGCACGGGTATCCAGTCCATCATTGACGCATTTTACAAGTTTAATTTGCGCCCGTACCTTGAAAAACTGGAATTATCCATGCTGACCAGTCTTTTGCCACGCAAAGACTGGGGCAAATATGAATTTGAGTTCGACGCTGATGCGGTGCTTCGTGCGTCGTTCAAAGAGCGTGTCGATAGCTACCGTGCCGCCATTGCCAGCGGGCAAATGACGCCCAATGAAGTGCGCCACGAAGAAGGGCGACCACAAAAGACAGGTGGCGACCATCTGTATATGCAGATTAACATGGGCACACTAGATGCCATCAGTACCAACGAGAGAGATAGCAATGCCAACAACACACAAACTGGCTTGTCGCAATCAGATGAGCCGTGATATGCCAGTTCGGCTTATGCCGATGACTGACAGCAATATCCGATTTGCCACGGGTAAAAATCCCCGTGCGGCGTACCAATTCACAGGCTATGCGGTGAAATGGGATAGCGTCAATACCTACGGGGAGCAGTTCGCCCGTGGGGCGTTCGCCGAGCTGATTAGCCAAGTCAACAGCCGTGCCAAATCCGTGTATATGTACTACAATCACGGCTGGCGCGACTTCATGGATACGCCCATTCGCCGTCGCATTGGTAAATGGGTGCGACTAGAAGAAGATGATGTCGGGCTCAAAGTCACTGGTGAGCTGACCGCCAATCTGTCAATCGCCGAAGATGTCAAAGCCATGATGACACATGGCACCATTGATGGCTTGTCGATTTGCTTTTATCCCGTCGCACCGATGGACTACGAAGAGTTGAGCGATCGCATTATCATCAAGCGTGCTGATCTATACGAAATCAGTATCGTGGACGAGCCATCAGACCGTGCGGCACGCATTGAGTCGGATCACAGCATTGATGCTATCGAAAGCGAAGCTGATGCGACTCGAATGCTTGGCACGCTTGGCATGAGTGAGTCACAGGCAAGGTCGTTTTTGGGCAAATTGGACGACATCTTGCACCCCAAGCCATCCGAAGAGACCTTGTCATTATCCCGTGCGTTGGCACATCTTGAGTTATAACCAAAACCCCAAAAAGCCCGTCATTTGATGGGCTTTTGTCATACCAACCTTAAGGAAAATCGTATGAATAAAACCCCACTTTATACCGCACTGCAAACTCGTGACGGCAATAGCCAAAGCGATTTTGAGACCATTGCCAAACAGCTAAAATCACGCCTGACCGAAGTTGATGGCTTGATTGAGAAGCACAAAGCCGCTATTGCCAGCTACGGCGAAGCGGATAAAGAGACCCGCGACGCACTCAAAGAGCTGAGTGCTCAGGTTGAACAAGCCAATGCACTATCAGCACGCTTGACCGACATTGAACAAAAGCTGGTTGAAGGCGTGCTGGAAGGTCGCAACGATGCCAACGATATCGGCGGCCTGCTATCACGCAACGAAGCAGTGCTAGAGCAAGCCAAAGCCATCACCAAAGCACGCGGTAAAATGGTGCTGGATGGTGAATTTAATGTCCGCAATACCATCGGCATCGGTACCATCACTGGTGATAAAGGCTTGATTGCGCATCCTGCAACTGAGTTTCAGGGTGCTGTTGAGCAGCCTTTGACCATCGTTGAGCTGATCAACTGGACGCCAGTCAGTGAGTCGCTAATCCCGTTACTGAAGGAGTCTGCACATAGCTTTATGGCGGATGTGGTGCCAGAAGGCGAGATGAAGCCTGAAAGTACGCTGAATTTCAAGGTCGAAGAGCTGACCGTGTCAGTCGTCGCCCACTGGGTGCGTGTCACCAATCAGCTACTAGCCGATATGCCTGCACTGGTGGCGTATATCCGTGGCCGTATGGCGTATGGCATCCGTCTGAAACTTGAGTATCTGGTAATTAACGGCAATACCACATCATTTAGCGGCCTATTAAAAGAAGGCAACTCAGTCGTACTACCTGCTGATACCAATGCTATTGACACTGTATCAGCTGCCAAAGCCAAAGCATTTGCCAGCTTTGTACCGCCTGATGCGGTCATCCTAAACCCTGAAGACTGGTCTAGGATTGAGCGTACCAAAGGCAGTGACGGCCATTATATCTTTGGTTCACCGGGTGCGACTGTGACCCCTGTACTATGGGGTGTGCGTGTCATCCAGTCAGCAGGTATGCCAGCGGGCAAGTACTGGATCGGTAATATCACGATGGCAACCGATGGCTATATCCGCCAAGATGTTGCAGTTGAGCTATCGACCGAAGACCGCGACAACTTTGTCAAAAATTTGGTTACTATCCGCGCTGAGATGCGTGCAGCCTTTGGTGTGCGTATGCCAGATGCGTGCGTAACCGGTCAGCTTGACTCAACCCCTGAGAATTTGGACGACTAACCGCCAAATAAACCCAACAACAAAAAGTCCCGTTAAACCTGACGGGGCTTTTTTATTTTGAGAATATTATCATGATCAGCCCAGAAATCACGCTTGATGAAGTCAAAAAAAGCCTAGCGATCACGCATACGGCTAATGATGATTATATTTTGTCGCTTATCCCTACTGCCATCCAGCACGTCGAAGACGATATCGACCGACCGCTCAATGATGCCATCTGTCTGACCGCCGACGGTGAAACCAAACTGCCGCTACGTCAAGCCATCTTGATGATGGTGGGCACGCTGTACGACCAGCGCACCAGTCAGCAAGTAGAGCGTATTTATGATAATCCTGCCTACGCCCGCTTGACCGCCAAATATCGCAGAATGGGGGTATAAAATGGCTCGAATCAGCCGAAATCAGCTAAAAACACCCATCCATATCATCCGTGCAGCACCGCCCACACGCAGTAAGACAGGCGCCGAAATCAAGGGTAAAACAACAGCCATACCGGCATTTTGTGAGCTGTTGCCGGTGAGCTCAAGGGATTTTATCGAGGCAAAGGCGCAGGGTACATCCATTGATGCCAAAATGCACCTAGATTATGAGATGGACATCAGACACACCGACCATATCGAAGTGCTCGACGGTAGTAATATGCTGTACGAAGTGATTGGACTGATGCCAGTACCACAAGATAACAAAAAAATCATCATTGCCAAGGCGATATACCGATGAAAATACAAGGACTTGACGAGCTCAACGCCAAGCTACACCGCCTACGGGACGAAGTCGGCAACAAAGACGCAGGCGGTGCGCTGTATAGCTCGCTCATGTTTGCCAGCACACCGATGTGGCAACAAGCCAAAACCAACGCCCCGTATCTAACTGGCGTTATCAAGTCGAACATCAAGCGTCGCAGACTAACCAAAGGCGATAGTGCCAATATGGACGGTGCAGCGATTGCCATCTATGTGGCGATCCAAGGCAGCCGAAAGAGCCGTCAGAACGCCTACTATTACATATTCCACGAAGAGTATGGGGCAAGGGGTCGGCCTGCGATACCGTTTATCCGTCCTGCCTTTGAGGCCAATAAAGACGGTGCAACCGACCGATTTGCCCAAAAACTCGGGCAACGCATTGATAAAATCATGGGGTAACTATGCAAGCCGCCGAAAAAATCTACAGCCTATTATCCGACTTGGTAGATGGTCGTGTATATCCATTGTATGTGCCTGAGACATCTGAGACGGCTGACAGTTATATCGTGTATCAGATTATCCACACCGAGCCTGACAACACTTTGGACGGTGTGACGGGTCATGAGTGGGTACGGGCTCAAATTGACATCTACCACGATAATTATGACGATATGCTTGCCCTTGCAAGTCGTGTCGTTGGGCGACTAGATAGCATTACACCAAGTAACTATCTGGGCGTACAGCACCACTATGACAGCGGGCAATACCGAGCCATCATTGAGTACGAATTTTGGCAAACTTATTTTTAATCTTTTTAAACAACCACCAACTGACAGGAGTAAATTATGTCAGAAATCACCAACACAGTCGAAAAAACCAAAGATAGCTTTTATCAGCTACTTGTATCATCAACAGGCACATCATCCAGCTTTAAAAAGCTTGAGCGTTTGCTCAAGTGTGGCGTACCATCAGAAGCCAAGGTGCTTGACGACATCACCGAAACAGATGACCGCCGCCAAGTCAATGGCGTTGTAGATTTCAAGGAAAACAGCGAAATTGAGCTGGAATATGTGTTACTGCCAGATGATACAGTACATCAATTGATGCAGACGGCATTTGAAGGTGGTAGCGAGCTATATTTTCAGATTAAATTTTTGGAAGCGGCCACCGAAAGTCGCCAGTTTAAAGGCATCATCAGTGAATTGACGACGGATGCCGAAGACACCAAAAAGAAAATCCGCAAAAAAGGTAAAATCGTCATCACTGGCGAAGTCACCAAAGAGCTTACCACCTAATCCATTTAGGTTTATCATCACCACCAATTTTTTCACACCTAGGGCGTTCGACGCCCTTTTTTTATTAAGGATATATCATGAGTAAATTAGACAAAAACGAACTATTGGCAAAGCTTGGCGACCTTGGCGCACCGACCACTTACGAGCTGACTGGTGTTGGCACGGTATATATCAAAAAGCTATCCATTGACGAACAAGGCAGCCTAGCCAAAGATGCGGGCGATAATGTCAAAGCATCACTGCGCTTGGTGGCGTATTCGGTGTGCGATGAAGACGGCAAACGCCTGTTTGGTGATGCAGACCTAAAAGCACTGGGCAAGATGCACTCAGACACGCTATCAGAGCTGGTCGATGTGATTAATCAAGTCAATGGCTTTGATAAAAAGCTTGAAGAGCTAAAAAAGGACTGATCGCTGACGCTGATCGTCGGTTTTTGTACAAGCTGGCGGGTCATCTGGGCAAAACCGTTGGCGAATTGGTGCGGACGATGAGCTTTGCCGAGTTTGCCGAATGGCAGGCGTACGATGAGCTCGACCCTATCGGTGGGTATCGCATCGATGCCAACTTTGCGATGCTTGCCTATTTGCAAGCTGGGGATAAAGACAAATCACTGAGCGATTTTATCTTATTTGACCCACATCCAATGACCGATGATGAGCGTGAGCAGATTGAGATTGAGCGAGCTAAAGCACAAGCACGGGCCGAAGTGCAAGCGATGATTGCGATGTTTAATGGCAAACAGGCTTAACATGACCATCAAAATGTAGTACAGTATCACCAAAAGGAGTACTGTATGAAAAGACTTGTTTTGCCCGTGATGGCTTGGTTGTGCTCAAGCATGGCATACGCCAACACCCACACCGACTGCGACACGATGGAGCTGGCATTTGCCAATACAGAGACATTTGGCATCGATGTTATTTATACGACCAAAGCGACATTCCCCAACCCACCGCAAAAAGTCGTCCTGAATAGTTTTCAGGGTTATGACTTTGCCTGTCACGGGGTTAGTATCAGTAACACCGCCGATGGCTTTGTGTTACGCTCAAGTGATTTGGTCAAAACGCTCAAAAGCTTTAAAAAGGATCGTGATGGCATCGTGCTAAACGACGACACCAGCTATAAATATCCGCACATCCAAATGGGGCTACAGCCCAGAGTGTTTGCGTTCAATCCGCAAAGTTTGCGCCTTGAATACAACCACTCAACGCTACGCACCAAAAAGATGCAACACGGCTATTATGCAGTGTATGACACTGATGTGATGGCGTATCGTGTCAATGGCGGTGAGCTGTTGCCCCTGTTGTACCGTGGCGAAATCTCATCTTATGCTAAGGATTTTGACCGTGCCAACGAGCTTGATATTTATTATCAATCGTCCGAAAAATCCGTGCATATCAACATCAATAAAGCCAACAACGAGCTGAGCGTCACCAAAAACGTGCCCATGCCAAGCAAATAACCCACAAACCACTCAAGCCCTTGCTATGCAGGGGCTTTTTTTATGAGCTGTCAAAATGTCAACCGTATCAAAATTACAAATTGTACTCGAAGCGACCACCACCGCTTTTGATCGTGGCTTGCGAAAAGCTCAAGATGGGCTCAATGCCTTTGCCAAACAGACTGACAAAATCCACGCCAAGATGGAGAGCTTTCAGAAGCGTCATCAAGGTGCATTTGACGCCATGCAAACCATCGGTGCGGCGTCTGCTGTTGGCTTGGTGGCGATTGGTGCAGGTATCAAGGCAACCACGGCTGAAGCCATGAAGTTTGAATCGGCGATGGCTGAAGTCAAAAAAGTGGTGAATTTTGAATCGCCCGACGGCATCAAACAGATGCGTGCCGAGCTTGAAGAGCTATCCACTCGTGTGCCAATCGCCTTTGACGGGCTTGCCAAAATCGCAGCGGCCGCAGGTCAGTCAGGCATTGCCGCTAATGAGATTGTCAAATTTACCGAAGCGGCCGCCAAGATGGGCACGGCATTTGATATTACCGCCGAAGAAGCTGGGCAAGCGATGGCAGAGATGCGTACTGCATTTAAGATGTCGCAGGCAGAAGTTGAGACATTGGCGGATAAAATTAACTATCTGGGTAATAACTCACCCAACGCCGCCGCCAAAATCATGGAAGTAGTACAGCGTATCGGTCCACTTGGTGAGATTGCTGGTGTATCAGCCGACCAAATCGCAGCAATGGCAGCAAGCTTGACATCAGTTGAGCCAGATGTAGCGGCAACTGGTCTAAAAAATATGATGCTGCAATTGGTCAAGGGCGAAAGCTTGTCCAAGTCTGCCAAAGCGGCGTTTGACGACCTTGGCTTGTCTTATACCGAGATTGCCAAAGGTATGCAGACAGACAGTATCGGCACGATTAACAAAGTTTTTGAAGCCATCAAAAAGCTACCCGAAGAAGCACAAGCGGCAACAATCAACGACATCTTTGGCAGTGAGTCTATCGCTGTCATCTCACAGCTGATTAATGGCACTGATACACTTGGTAAGCATCTGCAGGCGATGGGCGATGCGTCCAAATACGCAGGCTCAATGAGCCAAGAAGCGGCAAATATCAACGATACATCTGCCGCCAAAATGGAGATGTTTAAGAACGCTACGCAAAACGCCAAAGCCGCCATCGGTGATGCGTTTTTGCCTGCACTTGGCGCATTGGCCGAAGCCTTATTACCGGTCATCAATGGCATTAAGCAATTTGCCCAGGAAAATCCGACAATGGTCACTGCCATCACCGGTATTGTTGGTGGTGTGCTTGTGCTTGGCACGGCACTGGGTGCAATTGGCTTGGCGGTACCGCTAGTTACGACGGCATTGGGTGGTTTGACTGCCATTGCAGGACTTGTGGGCACGGCCATCGGTGCGATTAGCTTGCCTGTTGTGGCGGTGGTTGCGGCGATTGCTGCACTGGTCGCAGCAGGTGTGTGGCTGTATAACAACTGGGATATGGTCAAGGCTAAAGCAACAGAAGTCTGGAACGCCATCCCTGAGTATGCAAGCCAAGCATGGCAATGGATTCAGGGTGTATGGAGCGGCGTTGGCGCATGGTTTGGTGGGATTTGGGATAGCGTTGTCAGCAGTGTCAATACAGCATGGGTCGCCATCAAACAAGCCTTTGCCAATTGGCTTGCGGGTATGCCAGCACCTGTACAAGAGATGGTCGCCAATATTGGCAGTATCTTTAGCGGTATTGCGACTATTGCAAGTGCGGCATGGTCTGGTGTCACCGCCGTTGCCAAGACAGTCTTTAGCGCTGTTGTGGCGGTATGGCAAGGTTTGTCATCAGCGGTATCGTCAGCGTGGCAAGGTATTGTCGGTGTCGCATCGAGCGTGTGGAATAGCGTCAAATCTGCTGTACAGTCCGCCATCAATGCCATTAAGCCAATTATCACAAGCGTTGCAAGCGTTTTTAGCAGTGCTTGGAATGGCTTGGTAAGTGTGGCTCAAAGCGTCTGGAACGGCGTAAAAGCGGCGGTATCAGCCGGTATCAATGGCGCCAAGGCAGTATTGACAGCCGGTGTAACTGGCTTTGCGATTATTTTTAATGCAGGCTTTAACGCTGTAAAAACCGTCGTATCGACCGTGTTTAACGTCATTAAGACATTGGTACGTGGTGATATTAACGGTGTCAAAACCGCTATCCAAAGCGGCCTATCACAGCTTGGCGGTATCGCACGCAATGCCATGAGCCAAATGGTCAGTGCCGTCACTAGCATTGGCGGACGACTGCGTCAAGCGGGCTCTGAGATTGTGCAGGGCTTGATTAACGGTATCAGCAGCAAAATTGAAGGTGCCGTGGCAAAAGTGCGTGAGATGGCAAGCCGCATGAAAAATGCGGTCACAGGCTTTTTTGACATCAATTCGCCGTCCCGTGTAATGAAACAAATCGGTGAATGGGTGTCCGAAGGTCTTGCCCTGGGTGTTGCAGCCAAAGCACCATTGGCCGCCAAAGAAGCCAAGAAATTGGCTGAAGATACCAAAAAAGCTTTTGATGACGAAATCAAATCACTTGACCGCAGCATTTTGGTTAATAAGCTTAAGCTACAAGGTGACCCAAACGCCGAGTTTACGGTCGATGTCATTAGTGGCAAATATGGCGACCCAGCCAACCAAGCCGCACTGCAGCCATTGTTTGATAGAAAACAACAAGAGCTTGACCTTGCCAATCAGCTCAAGGGACTTGACGAATACAATAGCAAACTTGCTGATATTAACCGACAAATCGCACTGATGGGCAATAACAGCAAATTGCAAGAGTTCTTGTATGATGTCGAAAAAGGTAGCAATCTGACTGAAAAGCAAGTGATTGGCGTGATCAATGCGCTTAGACAGCTTGAAGCGGCTGAGTCACAGCTTAAGCTAGATGCTGAAATCAAGAAGTCAAATGATGCATTAGAGCGTCATTTGTACTTGGCCACCCAAACCGCCGATAAGTATGCAGCAATGCGATATGATTTGGCGGTGCAAGGCTTTAATCAAGAACAAATCAATCACTTGGTCGGCAACCAACAAAAGACTGATGCGGTTAATGATTTTACCAATCTGCAAAAAAATTATACATTTGAGACCGACGCTCAAAGACTAAAGCGTGAATATGACGAAAAATTAGCCATTGTAACCAGCTATGAGCAACAAATTGGCGATACCATCGGTGCTGCAACCGCTGTAAAGCAAGCTTTGTTCGAAGAGCATTTCGCTAAGGTGCTTGACCTTGAGATTAAAAACTACAATGAGCGCTTGGGATTGCAGCAGCAAGCGGTAGGCTTGGCATCTGGCGTGTGGGATAAGATGACGGAAATCGTCAAAAACGCCTATGGCGAACAATCCACCGCTGCCAAAATTATGTTTGCTGGTCAAAAAATCATTGCCATCAGTCAAGCTGTCATCAATACCGAACTTGCAGCAACCAAAGCACTTGCCGAAGGTGGCCTGATTATGGGTGTGCCTGCAGCAACCGCCGTGCGTGCCGCTGGCTATGCATCGGTAGGATTGATTGCCAGCGAAGCCATTGGAAGCCTAACCGGCCAAGCCCATGACGGCATCATGAGCGTGCCGAAATCCGGCACTTGGAATCTCGAAAAAGGCGAACGAGTGCTACCAAAGCACACCGCCAAAGCCCTTGATGCCAAGCTAGACAGCATGGGCAATGGCGGTACGGTCAATAATATCAGCGTCAATGTATCAGTAGATAGCAACGGCGGTGATGTGACCAGCGACCATGCCTTTGGCAAACGACTGGGCGACATCATCAAGACCACCGTGCAACAAGAACTGATGCGCGAAAAACGACAAGGGGGTATGCTCTATGGCGTCTAATCTCAAGACCTTTGGATGGCGCATGAATATGGGCGCATCCGCTGATGTGGCGCACCATGTGACCAAGACGCAGTTTGGCGATGGCTACGCCCAGCGTGTCAGCCACGGCATCAATAATAAGCGCAAAGACTGGAGCGGCACCAAAACGGGCGACTATCAGACGATGATTAAGCCCATTATGGACTTTATTGATGAGCACGGCGGTGTACGCCCTTTTTGGTGGACTGACCCGCACGGCATCACCGCCAAATACACTTGCGCTGGCTACCAAGTCAGTCAGCGTAAAGGTAACTTTTGGCAAATTTCGCTAAAATTTGAACAAGCTTTTTAACCACAAGCCCTTGATAATCAATGGCTTTTTTTATTTGGAGTATCTTATGAATGATGTAGCAACCATCGAAACCGAAAGCGAAAGCGTACAAGTGCAATTGCTTAGCCGTGATGAAGCCAACCTAATCACAAACTTTATCAATAAAGTCGGAGAGTGGGTCGGCGTCTATGGTGAAAAAGCCAGTCATATCGAAATCGTCTATTACCCCGAAGACGACGGCTTTGAAATCACGAATAACGAAGAAAACAACGGCTTATTACGCCGTAACCGTGTCAGCGTGTTCCGCAGTGAGCTGATCGGCTGGGCGAATCAGCAAACCCAACAGCTCAAAGGCTGGGACAATGCACGCACCATCACCGCCTTTGCCGTCGTGTATCGCGATGGCGAGTACGGCGTATTGTGCAAAACTGCTGATGCAACACTCAAAACACAAGCTGAAGAAAGCGTATGACCTTTAATACCAAAGTCGAACAAAACACCGTACAGGGCTTTATCACCCTGTACGAGCTCGATGCCCGACGGCTGGGCGGTGAGATTTACCGCTTCCACGGGCACAATGACGGTGCGATTACTTGGCAAGGCAATGAGTATCAGCCTATCAGCATCAAAGCTGATGGGCTAGAGATGCGCTCGGATGGCAAAGCATCCAGCCCAACGCTTGTGATACATAACGATATCGGCGGTGTGTCGCAGGCGTTGCGTGTGCTGTGTCTGCGATTTGATGACTTTGCGGGCGCTAAGCTAAAAGTTATCCACACCCTAGCAGAATATCTAAACAGCACTGACGAGCAAAATTACAAAGTGCAACACTGGTACATCGAGCAAAAAACCGCTGAAACCAACGCCACGACGACATTTGAGCTATCAAATCCAGTCGATTTTGAAGGGCTTAAAATCCCTGTACGCCAAATCACCAATTATTGTCATTGGGCGGTGTGTGGGCGTTATCGCATGGAAGAATGTGGCTATCTGGGCACTGCTATGTTTAGCGTTGGCGGTAAGCCTACTGATGACCCATCACAAGATGCGTGCGGTGGTGCATTGCATGAGTGCCAAGCCCGTGACAATGTCGGTAGCTTCGGCGGTTTTCCTGCGTCGAGTCTAATTGGATAATTTATGAAATTAACAAAATCACTCAAAAACGCCATCACTGAGCACGCATGGGCAACTTATCCGCATGAGTGTTGTGGCTTGATTGTGCAAAACACTTTTGATGGCGAGCTTGATTATGTGCGTATGGACAATATCAGCCCTGACCCTGCGCATAGTTTTGAGATTGACCCTGCCGAATATGCCGAATTTGAGTTTAATTTTGGCATTACAGCCATCGTACACAGTCACCCCAATGGCAGTGCCGAGCCATCAGAGATTGACCGAGTGCAGATGGGGCTACATGGCGTGGATTGGGTGATTGTGGGCTTGGGCGTGCATAGCGATGGCGAAAAGTACTGCAACATCAAAAGCCACCGCCCCAAAGCCTATCAAGCACCCTTAATCGGTCGTGAGTACTATCACGGCACGCAGGATTGTTATAGCTTGGTGCGTGATTATTATAGCCGTGAGCTTGGCATTAGCCTACCTGACTTTGAGCGCATTGATAGCTGGTGGGAAGATGCCAATCATGAGCCATTGTATGAGCAAAACTTTGGCAAAGCAGGCTTTGAGCAGGTGCATGACTTACAAAAGCATGATGTTATCTTGTGCCGTGTTGGACGTACGCATCATGTCAATCATGCCTTGATTTATTTGGGTGATGGCAAATTGACCAGCGAAAACGCCCCAAAAGTCATCGGTAATAACTTGGTACTGCATCACCCACATGGACGGCTTAGTGTGCGTGAGATATACGGTGAGAGTTGGCAAAAACGCACAGCAATGATAGTGAGATACAAGCATGAAAACGATTGAATTACATGGGATTTTACGCAAAAAGTTTGGGCGATTTTTTAAGCTGGATGTACAAAGTGCATCTGAAGCTTGCCATGCCATCGGCTGTCAAATCCCTGCGTTTCGGCAATTTTTGGCAGAGAGCGAAAAACTGGGTTATCGCTTTGCTGTCTTTAATGGCAAAAAGCGTAACGCACGCACCAACATCAGCGAAAATCAGCTAGACGATACCACGACGGCAAGCCATATCCACATCGTGCCCCGTGCGATTGGCTCGGGCGGTAAGACGATGGCATGGCTACAAATCATCGCAGGCGTTGTACTGATTGGCGTGGGTATGGCGTCAGGCATGAACGTTGCTTTGATTGCGGCGGGTGCGGGTATGCTGATGGGCGGTGTGGCAAGCTTACTGATGCCAACGCCAACAGTGGACAATCAAAACGATGACGGCAACAGGCCAAACAAAGGCTTTGGCGGTGCTGTCACGACGGTCGCACAAGGCAATCCCGTGCCAATCCTGTACGGCGAGCGTGATGTTGGTGGCTTTATCGTCAGTGCAGGCATCAGCGTAGATGACGAGCAAATCGCAGGGACAACGCCCGTCAAAACACTCAAATTGCTAGGCAAAGAGTTTACAGTACCAATGGGGTAATACTATGATTTACGGTGCTAAAAAAGGTCAAAATCAGCAACAAAAACCAAAAATCGCCAAAGATGATTTGGTATCGACAAGTTATTTTAGGGGCTTGTATGGCTTGGCAGAAGGTGAAATTGCAGGCTTAGCCGATGGCGGTAAGTCAATCCGCTTGGACGGCACACCGATTGTCAATGACAACGGACAAGCTAACTTTGACGGCGTGACATGGGATTTTCGCACAGGCACGCTTGACCAAGAGCATATCGCAGGCTTTTCGGCGGTCGAAAATGAGCGTAATGTCGGTGTTGAGCTACGCCATGATAAGCCCTATGTGCAAGCCATCAATAACACAAGCCTATCAGCGGTACGCCTACGCCTAAATTTTAACGCCCTACGAGAGCAAAAAGACAACGGCGATATTACAGGCTATGCCATCAGCTATGCCATCGATGTACAAACCGATGGCGGTGCATTTAATCAAGTGCTGTCAAATACCGTGCGTGGCAAGGCATCACAGGGCTTTAAAAAATCGCACCGCATTGAGTTGCCAAAGGCATCAAAAAACTGGACAATCCGTGTGCGTCGCATCACGCCCAATCGTGACAGTGATTTGATTGCTGATACAGTCAGCATTGATGCCATCACTGAGATTATCGATGCCAAGCTACGCTATCCAGCCACGGCACTACTTGGCTTGACTTATGATGCGACCACCTTTAGCAACATTGCCAAGATTGCCGTGCGTCTAAAAGGTAAGCTAATCAAAGTGCCTACTAACTATGACCCTGTTGCACGCACTTATACAGGGCTATGGGATGGTACTTTTAAGCTTGCTTATAGCAACAACCCTGCATGGGTGCTGTACGACATCTGCACGCATAAGCGTTATGGGCTTGGTGAGCGATTGTCAAATATGGTCGATAAATGGCGTTTGTATCAGATTGGGCAATACTGTGATGAGCCTGTCGATGATGGCAAAGGCGGCAGGGAGCCACGCTTTGCCATCAATGTCTATATCCAAAAAGATGACGATGCTTATAAAGTCATCCAAAACATTGCAAGCGTATTTCGTGGCTTGTCGTACTGGGATGGCACGCAGGTCATCGTCGATAGCGACACGCCAAAAGACCCTGTTTATACCTTTAGCCCTGCTAATATCGTCGGCGGTGAGTTGAGTTATACAGGTACACGCCAACGAGACCGCCACACTGTTGTCAAGGCGGCGTGGGATAATCCCGACAACGATTATAAGACTGAGTACGAGCTCATCCGAGATGAGCAAGGTATCGCCAAATACGGCATCCGTATGCTTGACATCTCGGTCTTTGGCTGTACCAGCCAAGCCCAAGCACAGCGTGCAGGACTATGGGCACTCAAATCTGAGCAGCTAGAGACACGTACCGTCAGCTTTAAAACAGGCTTGCAAGGCTTTATCCCACAAGTCGGGCAAATCATTAATATCGCTGACAATGTCTTTGCAGGGCGTGCCATCAGTGGTCGTGTCGTCAGTCACAACGCCCAAACTGTCACGCTTGACCGTACGGCTGGTAAAGTTGGCGATAGCATTGTGATTGGCAAAGAGACGGCTAAAATCACTCGTGTGGACGGTCAAGTCATCACCACCGATAAGGCACTCACCATCAATGATGATGCGGTGTGGGCGGTGATTAGCGATGATTTAAAATTGATGCAATTTCGCATCTTGACCATTGCCCAAAACGACGATGTGACATTTAGCATCACAGCGCTACAATACGAGCGCCAAAAATATGATGCCATCGACTACGGTGCGCAGATTGCCCCTGCGCCAATCACAGCACTGACAGCAACACCAGTGACCGCACCGTCAAGCGTTACTATCAGCCAGTCTGTACGCACGCACCAAAATCAGTCTGTCACAACCATGACGATTAACTGGACACAGGTGCAAGGGGCGGTCGCTTACCGTGTCCGTTGGCGTAAAGACGATGGTAACTGGCAGACTATCGCCAAAATCAGCGGTCAGTCGGTGGATATTGATGGTGTGTATAGCGGCAATTATATCGCCGAAGTGCAAGCGATTGACGCATTCGACAACGAGAGCCTAGCCACGACTAGCCAACTTACGCAAATCACAGGTAAAGTCGGCAAACCGCCACGCCCTGCACGCATTACCGCCACAGGCAAGCTATTTGGCATGGAGTTGGCTTGGTCATTTAATGCAGGCAGTGATGACACGGCTTACACCGAAATCCAAGTATCACCTGACAGCCGTAGCAATATCGCCACGCTTGGCACATTTGCCTACCCAACGGACAAACATACAGTCAATGGCTTACAAGGCAACTTACGCCAATTTTACCGTGCCCGTATCGTCGATAAGCTCGGCAATGTGTCGGACTGGACGGATTGGACAAGTGGCACGACCGAAGCACAAGCTGATAAAGTGCTTGAGCTTTTGACAGGTCAAATCACAGCAAGTCAGTTACATCAAGATTTAAGCACGCCAATTGGCAAGATTGGCGGTATTGAGAGCTCGTTACAACAAGCCATCTCAAGCACGGCAAGCAATCTTGATACGCTCAATCGCTCAATCAGTGATGCTAACAGCCGTATCACACAAGCCCAAAGCGAGCTTGACAGTGCAGTGTCTGAGATTGGCACAAACAAAGTCAATATCGCAAATGCTATCCGTGATATTAGTGCTTTGCAGTCTGCTGACAGCCAAATCAATACACAGATTAACGGCTTGCAGTCTAATTACAACAGCTTATCAGCGTCAATCAGTGCGATTAATACAACAATCGCACGAGACAAAGAGAGCTTGACACAGCAGATTAATCAAGCGCAAGCAACCGCTGATAACACCGCATCACAGCTATCAAGCGTACAGCAAGCATTGGCATCTGAGACACAAGCACGCACAACAGCGATTGATGCACTGAGTGCTCGTCTTAGCAACAGCGGTAATCTTGTTGGCAATGTCACGCGGGGGCAATTTTGGTATGTGCAGACTAACGCACCTGCTAATCACAATCAGTACAGCTTGACTGATTTTATCGCTATCAAGCCCAACACTAACTATGTGATACAAGCGACAAATGGCACATTGCGTTATTTGCATATTGCGTATTTTAATGCGACCCGTCAGCTGATTACTAGCCAAGTCGCAGTTGGTGCTACAGCACAAAGTCATTATCAGCTTAAGCACGCTACAGCAAGCTTTATCAGATTTAGTTGGCAACACACGATGACCGATGGTGTCGTGATGACACAATCAGATGCGTTTGCAAGCATTGATAGCGTGCGTGATGCGATGACGACTGCTGACAGTGCATTATCACGGCGTATCGATACGCTCGATGCAAGCTACAAGCAAGCTGATACCGCACTCAATAGCAGTATCACCGCCGAGCAACAAGCACGCACAACAGCGGATAATGCTTTGTCTCAGCGTATCACTGCACTTGATACAGCGTATAAGTCAGCAGATACACAAACTAATGCCAAGATTGCAACGCTTGAGCAGTCACTCACTGACAAAGACAGTGCCATGTCTCGTCGTGTCGATACACTGCAAGCAAGCTACAATACGCTTAATAGCACCAAAGCAAGTGTGGCAAGCTTGACGGCAGAGCAAAAAGCCCGTGCCGATGGCGATACTGCTTTGTCTAGCCGTATTGACAGCTTGACAAGTGATTACAACAGCAACAAAGCCAGTGTGGCAAGTCAGCTTAAGACTTTGAGTGACAAAGACACAGCAACAGCAAGGCAAATCACAAGCTTGCAAGCTAATGTAACCACCGCTCAAAACACGGCTAACACTGCAAGTGGCAAGGCAGACACGGCAACAACCAAAGCTGACAACGCACAAGCAACAGCTAATAATGCGCTGAGTCGTGCCAACACCGCAAACAGCGCTATCACCACAGAGCAGACGGCTCGTGCTGATGGCGATACTGCATTGGGTCAGCGAATCAGTGCGATTGATACCGCTTATAAACAAGCCGACACTGCTACAAATGCCAAGCTTGCACAGGCAGAAAAAACAATCAGCGACAATAACACGGCTCTATCACAGCGAATCAGTGCGTTAGATAGTGCTTATAAAAAGTCCGATACCGACATCACAGCACGGTTGGCACGAGAAGAAACCACCCGAGCCAGTGGTGACAATGCCAACGCCCAAGCCATTTCAAATCTGCGAAGTACAGTTAATGGCATTAACGGACGAGTTGGCACGAGTGAAAGTAAAATTGCCACCCTTGAACGCACAACAAGCGACACAAATCAAGCATTAGCAACAGCTCAAAGCCAGCTGAATGCACGGCTTGATAACTTAAAAATCGGTGGCAGAAACTTGATTTTAGGCAGTCAAGTATCACGCACCGCACACGGCACAACCGCCCTTAATGTGAGCCAAAACATTGACTTTGGCAATGTTACCCACCTTGTTTTGTCCTGCGATGTGCGATTTGCCAATGCACAAAGAGCCACCACACAGGGGGCAAAATGGTTTCGGATTGGGGCAGAAATCCGCTGTGTGTGGACGGACGGCACAAGCAACTGGTATGGGGCTTGGCAGTCCAATGTGGCAAATGGCACGAGTTTTGACGGGCGAGTGGAATACAAAATCGCCACACCAACAGGCAAGACGCTCCGAGCGATTGACGGCGTAAAAATCCAAATCTGGGACATTGCTGGCGAGAATATGCTGGTTAAAAACCCAAAATTGGAGTTGGGTACAATCGCCACCGACTGGACACCTGCTCCCGAAGATGTCAACGTGGATTTGTCACCATATGCCACGAACGCCAGTCTTAATGAGTTTAAGCGCGCTGAAGCACAGGCAAATAATGCGTTGTCTCAGCGTATTGACAGCTTAAATACTAGCCTTGGCACCAAAGCCAATGCTGCTGCTCTAAATGATTTAAGTACAAAAGTAAATCAAGTGGACGGCAAAATCGCGGCAGAAGCAAAAAAAATCAGCACCTTGCAGACGACGGTCAATGGGCAAACTGCATCGATACAGCAGCATAGCCAAAGCATCAATGGCTTGTCCGCCCAGTGGACGCTCAAAGCTGAGAGCAATGGCATTGTCTCTGGTATTGGCTTGGCAAGCTCAAATGGCGTGTCGGATTTTGCGGTGCGTGCTAATAAGTTTTATGTGGCATCACCAACTGGCACGACAAAAACACCCTTGTTTAGTGTGCTGACAACACCGACGACCGTGGGTGGCGTATCAGTACCTGCAGGGGTGTATTTGAGTAGTGCGTATATCCAAAATGGCTCAATCGATATTGCCAAAATCAACAAAGCAAGCATCCAAAGCTTGTCGGCGTTGTCGGCGAATATCGGGCATTTTAAATCTGCCGAAACAGGCAAGCGGTTAGAAATCAAAGATGGTGTTTTATTAGTGTATGATGAGAATAATCGTTTAAGGGTGAGATTAGGATTATGGTAGGAGTAATAAATTTATGTCGGTTGGCTTAGAAATTTATGATGAAAATGGCATTAAGATATTTGATGCAAATTCTCGCTTAACACGCATTGTTGGACAGGTTAAAGGCACAATGTCTGCAAAGGCATCTGGTGAGGTGGTAATACCCCAAGAATACCTGTATAACAACAAAGTTTTTTTTATTATGGCAGAATCGGCGGTCAATGATGATGATTTTGCCATAGCCATGACACAAGCAACAATCATAGTGGGTAATGACCGCATTTCTTACAAAAATATCCCCTGTGATTTTATTTATGGAGTGTATTAAGATGAATGTAGGTTTACAAATTTTAACCAATACTGATAATTTGGTCATTGACTCACATTATCACAATCTTGGATTGTTTCAAAAGATTAAAAAAAGCGATATGCAAAACTTGGGGGCAACTAATTATAATCGCCCTGAATATGGCGAGCGATTAAGTAGTAGAAATTGGCGTACCTTTCCTACAGAACCCATGGTGCGTTATCGTTATGAAATACCCGCTCACATCGCTTTTCCTGTGGTTGCTATGGATGCGTTTAGTGGGTTTAATTTTTGTGGCGGTGTATTTACAAGTAGGAACAATAAATATTTAGAAATATACACGAACAACCCTAATGACTTTAATGTATATATTTATTCCACACAAATCAATAACCAATCAAAAGTAGGTTTGGAAGTTTATAACGAAAAAGGCGAAACGGTCTTTGATAGCGAACATGGCTATTTAAAAATGCTTGACAGAATAGACCCAAATAAGCGTTGTGGTGTGGTGTTACTAGGTGCAATCGTAGCGGAAGTAAGCATTGTTTATTTGCACGGCTATCAACATTATCTAAGAGCATTTAGAATTGAAAATAATGTTTTAAAGCCTATACGTGTTTTTCATTTGATTTTTAAATCAAAAAGACGGAGCGATCAACACATCGGAGCGATACAATATGATAATACACCTTATATCATAGATGTTTCCCATCATTAGTATATTAGCTCCGCAAGGGAGCTTTTTTATTGGAGATTGATTATGCCAAATAATTTAGCGGATTTACCGTTTTTCGTCAAAGTCTTTGCCGTCATCATCGGTGCGGTCTTTGCGATGACATTAACGGGCGATATTGACAGAGATGGCAAGCTAAAGCTGAGCTTTGGTGTGCTGATTAAGATTGCATTTAGTGCAACTTTTGGCTTTATGGCAGGTGGTTGGCTGATTGAATACATGGGATGGCAAAGTTGGGGGTATACATCGCACGGCTTTGTGATGATGCTGTGTAGCGTCTTTGGCATGACGCTTGTCGGCATCTTGTATCAATCGGTCTTACTGTCATTGACAGATAAAAAGCTGAGCGAGATTATCGCAGAGATTAAATTGACATTTAAGTCTATTTTTAAGTAAGGTGAAAATATGAATGAATTAAACTGGATTAAGATTGCCCGTCAATGCATTGGACAAAAAGAAATCAAAGGTGCAAAGCATAATCCATTGATTGTTGAAATGTGGCGTGTGGCAAGTGAACAGCTTGGTCGCAATCCCGCATTTAAAGACGATGAAACGCCGTGGTGCGGTGGTTTTGTCGGCTATGTGATGGGTAAAGCAGGGCTGGGTAAGCACGTGCCAAGTCTTTACCCGTCTGCACGCTCATGGGCGAATGTGGGTACTAAACTATCTAAACCTGCTTATGGTTGCGTGGTTGTCTTTAGTCGTAACGGCGGTGGTCATGTCGGCTTTGTAGTGGGTAAGGACAAATTCGGCAACTTGATGGTACTCGGTGGGAATCAATCCGATGCAGTCAACATCAAGCCGTTTAGTCGCTCTCGTGTGCTTGCTTATCGTTGGTGTGGCACTCAAGCATTACCTGCTGAGCACCGATACAATCTACCTGTATTGCGTAGTGATGGCAAAGTTAGCACCAATGAGGCTTGACAATCACCCTAAGCAATGGCAAAATACAGTCGTTGCTTAGGCAATATCGCTCTTAGAGCGTGTGTCGAAACTATGATACCATTATAATCGTCCTTCGGGGCGTGTGTCGAAACCATAATGCTATCTTAATCGCTCTTTTGAGCGTGCGTTGAAACTATGATGCTATTTTAATCGCCTTTCGGGGCGTGTGTTGAAACTAAGAATGGTGCATTTAAAAAACCGCCTTAATTGGCGGTTTTGTTTTTTTGCCACAACAGCAAAGCCTCTTTGATGACGGCTTTAAGTTGCTTTTTGGCTTTGGCATCATCCAACAATTGGGATAATGTCAGCTCGTCTGCATCAGCTAAATACAAGTCGAATGTGTACTGCTTAGCTTGCTTGCTTGCCTTGTATTTTGCCTGTTTAATCAT